ATGAGGGCAGCATCTCGGATGACAAGGACGTCAAACTGATAATTGCCAGGTCTTTCATGGTCGTAGATGACGAACTGGAGTCGATGACCAAAAAACAGCATGAGTCTATCAAGGCCATCATCACGTCCGACACCATGCGCCTACGGTCTCCTTACGATAAGTATGAGACGACGTACGCCAGGAGGTGCTCCTTTGCAGGATCTGTTAATAGGCGAACCTTCCTAAACGACGAGACCGGATCGCGCCGGTTCCCTGTCATACCGGTAGGGGGCAACATCGACATTACCTCAATAAGGCAGTTTGACATCGACGGTCTGTGGTCGCAGGCTGTGGCCTACTATCGTGAGGGCAAACGTTACTGGTTTGATGATCGTGAGATCAGCAAGATCAACGATTGGAACAAGCATTTCGAAGTTTTGACACAATACGACGACCTAGTGGCAAAGTACATAACCCACAAGCCGGAGGGCTCAGGGGCTCACGTGCCGTTCCTGACTACATCCGAGGTTGCATCACAGCTGGCGAACCGTGTCTACGATGAAGAGAAGATTTCCCTGCAAATCAACGATAAGTTTATCTACGGGCTTGGAAGGGCATTAGCCAAGGCCAACATACCCCGAATAGCTAAAAAGACCACCACGGGCACGAGAAGGGGCTATAACGTGATTATAGGCACTAAGAGCGGTGCTCATTCGCCATTCAACGTAGATGAGGAAGGGGAGTTTTAATGCTGTTCACACGTGACGAATTGGTAGAGATGGGGCTTCTTAGTCCGGTTGCCACACCTAGGTTGCCGGATTGCCAGAAGGTTGTCAGTCCAGACGAACAGGTGGCAACCGACCTAACCCCTTTGTTTATATATACTTACTTCTCTAGGTTGCTAGGTTGTAAGAATATATTAGAAGTAGAAGGAGAAATAAATGAAAAGTATAGAGTGAAAACTATAGTTTCACCCTGCAACCTAGCAACCGATAGGATGCTGGATTTTCTCGTAAGTCAATGGCACCGTTACAGTTGCGACGATTTGGCTTTGGTTGCTACGTCAAAGGGCACCTTGCAACCGGAAACGATAGATGCCGTCGTCGAGGCAACCCGAGGTACGTATTTGTACGAAGTGCTGGCTGCTGATTGGGACTATTTCAAGCGGTATAAACAGCCCCCAGGAGACGCTTGGGATGGCGTCCTACCCGATGACGGCCCTGACCTATCCCAATTCAACGCTACCGAGGCTAGACTTATCTCACGCCTTGAGGTGCTGGAGTCAGCTGTGGTGGAACGTTGTAGAGTCAAGGCTGGCAAGACCATGCTGTCCCTGATGTATGAGCACAACGTAGACAACTACACATGGTTCGAAGGTACCGACCGAGTGTGGCACTGCTACAATCACGAGGGGCTGCAATGAGGGAAATAGACGATCTGGACTGGGACGCCAGCGAGCATAGGCTGCTGGATGAGCTGAAGGCTGCTAAGCGTGCCAAGGCTGCCAAGAAAGCATCAGGTGTTATACCCGAACGGGTAGTGCAAAAGGCCATAGCTGACCAATTGTGCATGTTAGGGTATATGGTTGTCCGTGTTAACAGTTCAACGCAACAGCTGGAACACGGCACACGGCTGTCCTCGTACCGTGTGGTGAACATCAACGCAACCTCTGGTCATGCTGACCTGGCTGTCTACCGTGACGGGCGGGCGTGGATGTTAGAGGTTAAGGCTGCCAAGGGCAGGGTGTCGGAAACGCAAAACAGGTTCTCGGACTGTTGCCTGCGTTATGGCGTGCCCTATGGGATCGTCAGATCTGTCGACGATGCCATCGAGTTCGTCAAAAAGAATTAGGGGGTTTTATGTTATACGAGTTGATCTTATCCGACGTATGCACACTGTGCGGGGTGACATTGGAGGATGCTTACAGCAGCACACGACGTGCTGACGTGGTACGTGCACGGTCTATCACCTGGTATATCCTAAGCAAGCACTACGGGTGGACGCTAACGTCGATTGCCAAGCACAGCCAAAAGCACCATGCTACTGTCTTACACGGGATCGCCAGCATCGAGGATGCATATCTGATGTACAGCGATGTCCGTTCGGTCGTCACTGACATACAACAGATCAACTATGCCAGCCTTATGAGGGGCTTGTGATGTTGTGGATAAGTGACCAAGTATTAAGCATAACTTAATAGCTGATGAATCTAACACCTTCACAAGAGGCCGAACTGAAACGTCGTGCACGCGCCATGATGGGCTGGACTGCCCTGTCACGGTGGTGCTCGGTTCTATTGAACCGAGACGTGCCTGTCAGTGAGTTGAAGGCTGACTACGCCCTAATGATAGAGAACGAACGCAACGACGTAAGGTTCCAGCTAGCACAGACACAGATCGACAAAGCCCTGTCAGGTGATAACACGATGCTGATTTGGCTGGGCAAGCAACACCTAGCACAGACGGACAAGGCTGCAACGGAGGTATCAGGCAAGACAGATATACGTATTGTGCTGGCCCCAACACATGAAGAACCCAAGCATATCGAGGATGCCGAGATCATTGCCATAGGCCCGAAAGTGGACACGCCGTGATTACTATTGACGCACAGCTACACGACGGCCAGAAACTAATCTTCCGTAACCGGAGGCGGTTCAACACGGTCGCCTGTGGTCGTAGGTTTGGCAAGACCGTTATGGCGGAGGCCCTGCTTATCGAGTCGGCTATCATGGGCAAACCGGCGGCTTACTTCGCCCCCACGTACAAGATGCTATCTGATGTGTGGAAGGCACTCAAGACAACGCTGCACCCTATCATCACGGGTGTAAGTGAACAAGAGAAGCGGCTGACTATTGAGACCGGTGGTATCATCGATTGTTGGTCATTAGACGCTTTCGACAGTGTTCGGGGTCGTAAGTATGCACGGGTCGTCTGCGATGAGGTTGCCATGGTGCGTAACTTTATGGACGCCTGGAATGAGGCAATCCGTCCGACGTTGACGGATTACAAGGGCGACGGGTATTTCTTTTCGACACCCAAGGGACGCAATGACTTCCACGCTATGTACGAACGTGCACGGCTGGACGAAACGTATGCCAGTTTCCGTATGCCTACCAGTGTCAATCCATACATTGCACAGGACGAAATAGACGCTGCAAAGCGAGAGCTACCGACCGTGGTGTTCAATCAGGAATACTTGGCTGAGTTTGTAGATGTGCAGGGCGCTTTAGTCAAGCGTGAGATGATTACCTACATCAACAGCGAGCAGGTGCCTAGAGATCTGAAGATCGGGATGGGCGTTGATTTGGCAATCAGCAAATCCGATACGGCTGACTACACTGCTATTGCTGTTGTGGGCTACGACAAGGACTCGGGGCGTAGGTACGTGCTAGACATGTGGAGGGGCAAGGTGGGGTTTCACGATGTCATACAGACCATTTCGTTGCTGTCAACAAAATGGTCACCATCGCGTATCAATATCGAGGCTGTTCAATATCAGGTGGCAGTAGTGCAGGAACTACTCCGCAAAACCTCCCTACCTGTCAAGGCTGTCAAACCAGACCGCGACAAGGTAACACGCTTTCATGGTCTGCTGGCAAGGTATGAGCAGCTACTGGTCACGCATGTACGGGGGCTCGAGCCTTCATTCGAACAGGAACTACTTTCTTTCCCAGAGGGCAACCATGACGACATGGTGGATGCTCTCGTATACGCTGAGATGGCGGCTGTAAAGTCGCAAGGTGCTGGAGTTGTATTTCTATAACGGACTAGAATAATGGGACTAATTCAACAAATCAAGGCTTTCATCTCCCCTACTGGCGAGGTCGCACAGAACGACCTTCCTATACCAGTGACGGAGTTGTGGAACAAGCATAACTTCACACCCATCGTCAACTGGCGGGGTGCATACCAGATGTGGAAGGCTAACCCTGTGGCTGTGGCGTGCACGTTGACGTATTCACTGATGATGCCAGAAGCACAGATCGGTGTGATCACTCCGAACGGCTACGACTTCGAAAGCCCTATCGTGGGCATGCTAACACGTAACCAGTGGCGTGTGACCTTTGGCGAGATAATGACGATCCTGTGCATTGGTGGTAATGCCTACGGGTATAAGCTACGCAACGCCTCGGGTGCTATTATCGGCATGCGCTGGTATTCAGATAAAAACTTCGCCCCTGTCAACGATGGCTATGGCGACGTCGAACACTATCTATACTACGACGGTCAGGTGGCGTACACAGTACGCAAGGAAGACGTTGTTCATATTCAGGGCTTCTGGTACGATCCCGAGAAAACGCTCGGTGGTGGTAGCCCTGTTGAGTTAGCAGCGCAGTCTATCGAGGGCTACAACGAAGCCACATCGACTGTGTTTAATATCCACAAGAACGACGCCATGCCGAAGACTATCGTAGTCTACGACGAAGAGCTTACACCTGACCAGGTGGCACTTGCTGAACGTTCGTTCAAGCGTAAATATGGGGGCGACCGTAGGGGCTCGGTTGGCATCATGTGGGGTGTTAA